GGCGATGATGGGCAAACCTCTAACGCTAATAACGAAAGGGTATCTAAAACTAGCCCTATGATGGAAGCTATAGGTGCTGTAGATGAGGCCAACTCTGCTATTGGAATGGCAACCGATGAGTATAATAATATTATTGAAAGAGTTCAGAGCGACTTATTTGATCTTGGCGCAGAGCTTGCAGGTGCTTCAACAATAACAATATCTGAAAACAGAGTAACATATTTAGAAAATGTAATTGATGACTATAATGAGTATCTAGAACCTTTAAGATCTTTTGTTTTGCCAACAGGACCACTGCACAATGCAAGGACTGTTGTAAGAAGGGCAGAGCGTGAAGTTTGGAAGATAGAAAACGTAAATCCAAACATTGCTAAGTATTTAAATCGTCTATCAGACTTATTGTTTGTTATGGCTAGATATCATAATAAAGGAAAAGAAAAAATGTGGGTGCCAAACAATGGGTAGAGACATAATAATTATATTTTTTTGGGGAGACATTAAGTGAAAAAAGTATGGGCTTTAATTACAATATCAGCAACAGCGATCCTTTCAGGTTTAGCGTTATCTAAATTTTTAAAATGGGTTGGGCAACAAGAAGTTTTTGACTTTGACCTAAATGAGGACATAGATAATGATGAATGGAATAAAGATTAATGGGTAGAGATATAGTAAAGAACCTCAAGTTTAAAAAGCATACTGGTAAGCATTTCGATCCAGAAAAATTTGCTCAACTGCTTGATGAGGCGTATCGTAATACAAAAAGAGCAGATGGAGAGATGACAAAAAAATCATTTAGCCCAAGCTCTTTAGGTTACGGTCATGGAACCTGTCCAAGATATTGGTATATGGCTTTTTCTGGTGCTATGTTTATTGACGATAATGACGCAGTTGCCGTTGCCAATATGTCACAAGGAACACAGGCACACGAAAGACTTCAAAAGTTAATATCCACAATGCCTGAGTGGAAAGCGGAAGAAGAAGAGATTGTAAATGAGTATCCCCCAATTAGAGGATTTATAGATTTAATAATGGAATATGATGGAGAGACAGTCATTGGTGAAATTAAAACAGCAAAGCAAGAAGTTTGGGATGGAAGGCAATCAGAGATGAAGCCAACACCCAACCACCTTCTACAGCTATTGACTTATATGAAACTTAAAAAAGCTAAAGAAGGATTTTTTCTGTATGAGAATAAAAACACTCAGGAACTTATAGTAATTCCAATTTCCATGAATGAAAAAAATACTGAAATCATTGAGGAAGCATTTTTGTGGATGTGTGAAGTTTGGGATAATTTTAAAGACGGAGATCTTCCAATGAAACCAGCAGGAGCAACAAAATCCAAAATGCCTTGCACTTATTGCCCTGTAAAAAAAGAATGTTACTCAGGACTAATAGGCACAGTTCAAATAGAGTCCTATAAGGTTCCTAAATTATGATATGCCAAAACAAAGAATGCTCAAAAGAATTTGAGCCAAAAACTCATAATCAAAAGTATCATAGCGATGAGTGCTGCCGAATGGCTACCAACAAAAGGATTATGGAGAAGTACTACGAAAAAAAGTCTATAAAAAATGGTCTTGTTCGAAATTGCAAAAAATGCAAAACTAAGTTAAGTAGATACAACAACTCAGATATTTGCTCTGTTTGTGAAAAAAATATTATAGAGCATAGTAAAAAAATAATATGGAACTTGATAAATGAACTTAGCTAGTTTAGTAAAATCAAAAGCAAATAGAGTACTTGGCATCGATGCCTCAACTACATCTATAGCCTTTTGTTTAATGGAAAACTCAGTTCCAATTAAATGGGGGAAAATAAATTTAGCAGGACAAGATATTTATGAAAAAATATATAATGCCAAGGTTAGAATGAATTTAATGTTAAAAGAATTAAAGAGTGATTATGTTGCCGTAGAGGGAGCAGTGCTTGTCAGATCACCAGATGCTGTGATAAAATTATCTTATGTCTATGGGGTTGTTATTGCTGAGCTTATGTCTACTGGTGCTAAGGTTATTACTATTAGCCCATCCTCGTGGCAGGCGTTCATTGGCAACAAAAATCCAACAAAGGATGAAAAATCTGTTATAAGATTAGAAAATCCTGGGTATGCAGACTCATGGTACAAAAATCAATTAAGGAATATGAGAAAGCAAAGGACCGTTGATTATTTTAATAAAAAATATAATTTAAATGTAATAGATTTTGATGTTGCAGATTCATTTGGAATTGCACACTATGCAAACAAGGTGCTTACAGAAAGGCAAACATGATTATTCAAATTATAGGACTTCCAGGTTCTGGTAAAACAGAATTAGCTAAATCTTTAAAAGAAAGAATTAATGCTATTCACCTTAATGCAGATGAGGTAAGAGCTACTGTTAATTCTGACTTAGGATTTACTCCAGAAGATCGCATAGAACAAGCAAGACGTATGGGGGCTATGGCAAGACTTATTGCCAATCAAGGAGTTGCTCCAGTTATTGTAGACTTTGTTTGCCCAACAGCGGAAACTCGTAAAGCATTCGGTAAGCCAAATATTTTAATATTTATGGATACTATTACGCAAAGTCGTTTTGAAGATACAAATAAAATGTTTGAGCGCCCTGAAATTGCCAACGCATATTTTTCTAATCATGAACTAAATGCTGAAGAAAAAGCATCTCAAATAATTGAAAAACATGGCTTGCATGATTGGTCTGCACCAACAACACTTATGCTTGGTCGCTATCAACCATGGCATGAGGGGCATCACGCTTTATATAAAGAAGCTGGTAAACGAACTAACCAAGTATTACTTGGAGTACGAAATACATACAATACAAGTGAGAAAGATCCACTTAAGTTTGATCAGGTAAAAGAGTACATTGCTAAAGATAAATTTATGGATGGCGCATTAGTGCTAAGACTTCCTAACATTACTAATATTGTTTATGGTCGTGACGTAGGATATAAGATTGAACAAGTAGATTTGGGGGCAGAGATTCATGCTATTTCGGCTACTGAAAAACGTAAAGAACTGGGCATCTAATGTTGGACAAGGAATTGCAGATGCAGAAGATAGATATATTAAAAATATGTTTAAGGAAGATATAGATGATGAAAGTAACCAAGACTAGATCTTTTGTTAAGGCATTAAGTTATCGCATATGGGGAACTTTGTCCTCTGTTGCTGTTGCTTACGTGATTACAAAAAATGTTTCGCTATCTATAACAATTGCTTTTTGGGAAACTACTGTTAAAATATTTATTTATTACGCACATGAGCGTGGTTGGAATATGATACAATGGGGAAGAAAATGAAGTTGTACCAAAGTGAAGAGTGGCTGTATCGAAGATATGTGGTTCAGAAAAGAAGTGTTACACAGATTGCTATTGAATGTAAAACCTCTGCTATGACTATACAGAGATATTTAACTAAGTTCGAATTAATTAGGAGGAGATAATGCTTAAGCCAGTATATGAAGATGTAAAAAACTTTAGCTGTCAGGATTTATATTTACGTTCAGTCGGAGCGCCAGCTGGAATGAAAATATGGGATGCCTGTCATGAAATTGCACACATGCTAATTGAAAAAAATATTTCATACGGTAATTCAGCCCTTGAGCCTGCAAGAATATTTTCAACGGCGGATTCTAAAGAGCAATTAAAGGTCAGAATTGATGATAAATTGAATAGAGTAAGAAACAATAAGGGTTTTGCTGGAGATAACGATATAGATGATTTAATTGGATACTTAATATTATATAAAATAGCCAATTCTAATTGACATTTCAGTCAACTAAAAGTATACTTATGACATATGGAAATTGAATTATCTGATCATTTTGATCGAATGAATAAAGTAGTTGAAGAACTTTTAAAAGGAAGTAATCCTGCTCAAATATCTTCATTGACTGGCTTTAAAAGAGCTGAGGTCGTTGAGTATATAGATGAGTGGAAGTCTATTGTTAAAAATGACTCTACTTCTAGAGATAGAGCAAAAGAAGCTGTCTCTGGCGCAGACCAACATTATGCAATGCTTATTAAAGAAGCTTGGAAAACTGTAGATGATGCAGACCAGCAAGGTCAATTAAACGTAAAGGCTACTGCGTTAAAATTAATTGCTGACATAGAGACAAAAAGAATTGCAATGTTGCAACAAATTGGATTACTAGATAATCAAGAAATTGCAGATCAAATTGCAGAAACAGAAAGAAAGCAAGATGTTTTAGTTTCAATATTAAGGGATGTTGCGAAGGACTACCCAGATATAAGAAGAGAAATTATGAAAAGACTTTCGCAAATAACTGGAGTGGTTGAACCTATAGAGATAATAGAGTCCAAAAATGTCATTTGATTTTTCTGATATCATTGACATGCTTGATGGCGAAGAGTTTGACGAAAAGCCAGTATCGCTAAGAGATTTTGTAACTGATGAAAAATATCTAGGTCTACCAGAACTTTCAGAATATCAATACACATTAATTGAAAAAAGCTCACAGGTGTATAAAGAGTCTACTTTAATAAAACTTTTTGGAGAAGAAGAAGGACATAGAATGTTTAAGCAAACTGCCAACGAGGTAGTTGCTCAGCTAGGAAAAGGATCTGGAAAAGACTACTGCTCAACAATTGCAGTTTCGTATATTGTATATCTATTGCTTTGCTTAAAAGACCCAGCGTCTTATTACGGAAAACCTCCTGGCGATTCAATAGACATTATCAATATTGCCATTAACGCCCAGCAAGCAAGCAACGTATTCTTTAAAGGGTTTAGAACTAGAATTGACAAGTCCCCATGGTTTGTTGGAAAATACTCTGAAAAAGCTTCTGAAATAAAATTTAATAAAAATATAACCGTACACTCTGGACACTCTGAGCGTGAGGCTTGGGAAGGCTATAACGTAATAGTAGTTATCTTAGATGAGATATCTGGATTTAGTGTTGAAAATACTACTGGGCATGAGCAGGCAAAAACAGGAAGCCTTATTTATGAAATGTATCGTGCTTCCGTAGACTCTAGATTTCCAGACTATGGCAAGGTAATTTTGCTATCTTTTCCAAGATATAAAAATGACTACATCCAGCAAAGATATGATGATGTTGTGGCAGACAAAGAAGTTGTAGTTAGATCTCATAGATTTAAATTAGAAAAAGATCTACCAGATGGAACTGCGGGTAATGAATTTGATATAGAGTGGGAAGAAGATAATATTATTTCTTATAAGTACCCAGGAATGTACGCACTTCGAAGGCCAACATGGGAAGTTAATCCTACAAGAAGTATAGAGGATTTCAAAATAGCTTTTTACAAGAACGCACCAGATGCTCTTGGAAGATTTGCATGCATGCCTTCAGAAGCAATAGATGCATTTTTTAAATCAAGAGAAAAAATTGAAAAATCATTTAGTAATTTAGGAGTAGCTGTAGATCAATTTGGGAGATTTGAAGATTGGTTTGCACCAGATCCAGATAAAGAATATTTTATTCATGTTGACCTTGCTCAAAAGCACGATCATTGTGCTGTTGCAATGTCTCACGTTCAAAAATGGGTTAATATAAAAGTAACAGATACATATTCTCAGCCTGCACCAATAGTTGAAGTAGATGCCGTAAGATTTTGGACGCCAACTCCAGATAAATCAGTAGACTTTACTGAGGTTAAGGATTACATATTGTCTTTAAAAACTAAAGGATTTAAAATAAGGCTATGCACTTTTGATAGATGGAATTCACATGACATGATGCAGCAATTAAAGCAGTATGGAATAAACACAGAGTTGTTATCTGTTGCTAAAAAACATTACGACGATATGGCAATGGTGGTTCTAGAAGAAAGATTAAAAGGACCACACATTCCTTTGCTTATAGATGAATTGCTACAGCTAAGAATTATGAGGGATAAGGTAGACCATCCAAGAAAAGGATCAAAAGATTTAGCGGATGCTGTTTGTGGTTCAATATTTAATGCTATATCTCATACAAGGTTTGATACAAATCAAGAAATAAAAATACATAACTATGAGTCAATGAGTTATGATAATGATTTTGGAGTTACAAAAGAAGAAGAGTACGTTCAAAATATGATAAGAGCTCCCCGAATACCACAAGAGCTCAAGGAAGCAATGGATAGGATGATGATAATATGAGCATGTATCAAGAAAAAGCAAAAGAATGTATATGTTGTGGAAAGCATGTTCCGCTTCCTATTGTTCTTAAAGACTACAATGGTGTAAAGGTTTGTCCAACAACTTATTACAATATAAAAGAATATTCCCGTATCTGGACCAGCATTGGATCAAGACCCACAGGAGGTATTAGAAAGCATTTTTCGGAATATGTACAATCTTTAGTTGAAATAGAAAAAAGCAATGAATCTGTTTGAAGAAGATGACTCTGCTTTGTTTAAACACTATGTGGAAATTGGTGCAATAGATTTTGTTGGAGTAGAAAAAAATGGCGAAGCCATTTATAAAGTAAATGAAATTGCTAAAGACATTGCTCCAGAATTATGGAAAGCTCATACAGATTACATTGATGAAACATTAATTGGGCTATACAAAGAAAATTTAATTTCTGTTTCCTATAACGAAAATCTAGAAGCTACTTTTAGCGCAACCCCAGAAGGCTTAAGGCGTTTAAAAAAACACTACGGAATTGTTCCAGAAAGAGATTCTAAAGATGATAATTCTTGGGGTTAACGAAACCTCACACGATGCTTCTGTTTCTTTAATAGAAAATGGAAAAATTATTTTTGCGGGACACGCAGAAAGATATAGCAAGCAAAAGAATGATTGGTATATCAATAATAGTTTAGTTAATGATGCTTTGTCATATGGTGCACCTGATGCTATAGCTTACTACGAGAAACCCTTTCTAAAGGCCTCTAGGCTATTTTTAAAGGGTGGTGTAGGGGACTGGAAGCCAAGGTTTAATATAGAAGGTATCCCAAGAAAATCATTTAGCCATCATTACTCACACGCATGTGCTGGATATTATACAAGTAGCTTTTTTGACGCAGCAATTGTAGTTTTAGATTCAATTGGTGAATATAATACTTCTACTATTTGGGTAGGAGAAGGTGAAAAAATAAAATTAAAATTTAAACAAAATTACCCAGTAAGCTTTGGATTATTTTACTCAGCCTTTACCCAGTTGGTCGGGCTTATGCCAAATCAAGAAGAGTATATTATGATGGGGATGGCGGCCTACGGAGATTGGACAAAGTATTATAAGCAGGTAGATAATTATTTTCCTAGATATGATAAACAAAAATACAATTTTCACAAAGGAATTACTGATTGGGGATGGGTTTCAGAGCAGGACAAGTTTGATATTGCGGCAGCAGTTCAGGTAGTTTACGAACAAAGACTTATAGACTTTATGCGGTATGCAAAAAGTTTAACAAAAAAGAAAAATTTAGTTTTTATGGGAGGCTGTGCGCTAAACTGCTCAGCAAATACTAAGTTGTGGGAAATATTTAATGATGTGTGGATAATGCCCAACCCAGGAGATTCTGGAAGCTCTTTAGGTGCAGCAGCGGCTCTTTATGGAAAGCATTTAGATTGGCAGACTCCATACCTAGGATACGATTTGGGCGGGGAGTACCCAGTCAATAAAATAATTAAAGGTTTAGCTGAAAACAAAATAGTTGCAGTTGCCTCTGGAAGAGCAGAGTTTGGTCCAAGGGCTTTGGGAAACAGAAGCATACTCGCAGACCCAAGAGATCCAGAAATAAAAAACAAAGTAAATTTAATAAAAAAAAGAGAATCATTTAGGCCCTTCGCACCAGTCGTAATGGAAGAGCATGCAAGCAAATGGTTTGATATTAATTTTAGCTCTCCTTATATGCAGTACGCCGTTAAATGTTTAAAGCCAGACACAATACCATCTGTTGTACATGCTGACGGTACTTCGAGAGTTCAAACAATTAATAAAAATCAGCACCCAGGACTGTATGAAGTGCTAAAACAATGGTTTGATTTAACTGGAGTCCCAGTTTTGTTAAACACCAGTTTAAATGTTAAGGGCCAGCCTTTAATTAATGACGAAAAAGACATACTTGAGTGGGAAAATTATTACCAACATCAAATAATTTCATAATGGTATAATGTGTATATATGCTAATACATAGAGGTAAGTGGATCAAGCAAGCTGAAGACGTTACATGCGCCATGCTTTGGAAAGAATGGTCTGGCAATTTTCCAGATGACAGATTGGTTTTGTTAGCCAAGGAAAGAATTGCAGATTACACCAGAAAAGACTGGGACTCAATGGTTGAAGAAGCCCACGAATTAAACTCATACCTTGCAGAGTGCATTAATAGCAATATTCCAGTAGAAGATCCTAGGGCAGAGCATGGATTTGATTTGTTTGCTGATCATTATGTTAAATGGTTTTTTCCGATAGATGAAGAATATCTATTAAAGCTTAGCTTAGAAACTCAAGTAAATAAAAAGTATGCTTTATTTTTTGAAAAGCAAGCGCCAGGGCTTAGCCAATACCTTTTAAAATTAATTAAAGCTTATTCTCACAAAAGAAAAGATGGCTTGGATAGTTTGTCGACAAATAAAATATGAGCGGACCACTTAATGCGGGTTTAGCCGCTAAAATGGCAAAAAGCAATGAAACCATAATTGCGATTGCTAATACAGATAACATTACAAAACAAATAGGAACAGGTATTAATAACATAAAGGTAATTGAAAACTATTTAACAGATAAAGAATCTGAAACTGCATTATCAATTATAAAAAAGTATAAGATAAAAGAAGGAGTAAACCATTCTTACTCAATAGATACTTTAGAAGAACATTCGCCTTCTGAAGAAGAAAAGTTGTTCACCAGTATAATGAGAAAAAAACTGCTCAATACAGTAATTTCAGAATACAAAATGAAATTTATTCAAGATCGTCCTTTTTTGTATATAGTTCATCCAACTGGAACTTATATTGATCCACACACAGACATACTAGACATAGATGAGCCAGATTATGAAAACGATACTTATGAATCTCAAATAGAAAAATACCCATACTTATGGAGCGGTCATTTATCGGTTCTTGGATATTTAAATGATGATTACGAAGGAGGGGAGTTGTATTTTCCACAGTTTAATCACGTAATTAGGCCTAAAAAAAATATGTTAATTCTTTTTCCAGGAAGTACACATTATGTCCACGGAGTATCAGAAGTTACTTCTGGAACAAGATACACTATTTCTCAATGGAGCCTATTTTCAGAATTTAATAAGAAATAAAGACTATGAAGTTTCATTGGATGCACAGGTTTGACTTTGGAGATTCAGAAACTGAATTAGTTCAAATGGCAAGAGATTTAGAAAGAGCAAAAGCTTATTCTGTTTTATTAACATATTCTATAATTTCAACAGACTATGTTCCCTTTTTGCAAAGCATGATAAGAGTATCAAAACACCTTAAGTTTATGATGGCGTTTAGGGCTTACACAATGAGTCCAGAATATGCAATTAGATTTTTTAATACAATGAATGTTCACTATAAAAATAGGGTAACATTTAATTTAGTTGCTGGAAAAATGCTTGAAGATGAACAAAAAGAAGTAATTGATATGTATAATTTTGACGAGTCTTTAATAAATACTGTCGAAAAAAGAATAGAGCTTGCAGATAAGTGGGCAGATAAATTTTTTAATAAGATGGGTGACCAAGCGCCAATTTCTTATACAATTGCAAATTCTCCAATGACAATTGACTTGGCTAATAAATGGACAGACTATGCTATTATCAATGATAGTGGGTTAGAAGAATCATTTTTAAAAGAATCAATTAATAAATTAAAAAATACTAAGGTAGTATTAATTATTGACCCTTTAATTAGGGAAACAAAAGAAGAACTTGATCAAGATATAGCATATCATTATCAAGAGTGGACCCCTAATAAATATGAAAAACCTTATGTTTTAGAAAAGAGAGAGCATTTAATACGTGGAAACATGGAAGAGGTTAAACAGGAAATTAGAGATATATCTAAAAAATATGGGATAGATGACTTTATGATAGTAACCAGCCAAAAAAATATATCCAGCCTTTTGAAGCTTATGGAAGAAATGTCTGACTGGTAGAATTTTTTAGTAAATGATATAATAGTATATAGGTCGCCGAATGGGGCCTAATTTAAATTATTCGCTTGAAAGGGGAATAAAATGGTAACACAATTCGCTATGGATCTTTTCAATGATCCTTTTTTTATTGGCTTTAACAGAGAGTTAAGCCGTCTAAACAATGCACATAAAGTCAACTCACAGTCATATCCTCCATATGATCTTCTTAAGCTAGATGAAGACACATATCGTATTTCTATTGCTGTAGCAGGTTTTGGCAAAGAAGACATCGATGTGTCAGTAGATAATGGAACTCTTATCATTAAGGGTGAGATTACAGAAGTCGCTGAAGCAGAAGTGGTACACAAGGGTATTGCAAGCCGTAAGTTCACACGCTCATTTGCTCTTGGTGAGTACATGGAAGTGACTGGGGCAGATCTAAAGGACGGTATGTTAAATATTAATGTAGATCGTACTGTGCCTGAAGAGAAAAAGCCAAAAACAATTAAAATAAAGTAATAGTATAATAGATATCTGCACCCCTTCATCGGGGAGTCGCAGGTATGTCGGGGGAGACAGCGACACTAAATAACTGATTGACCTGAGTAAGTCTGTAAACTGCTCATTATAAATTTAAGGAGCATTATGTTTGAATATAGAGTTAAGCAAGTAATAAAGGTCGTAGACGGAGATACAATTGATGTTGATATTGATTTGGGATTTAGTATATCTTATTCTCAAAGACTAAGGCTTGCTGGCATAGATACTCCAGAGTCTAGGACAACAGACAAACTAGAAAAAAGTTTAGGAATTGAATCAAAAGAGTATCTTAAATCTAAATTCAAAGATGCTAAAGACATAGTGGTTAGAACTGAAAAGCCAGACAGCTCAGAAAAGTATGGTCGCATATTGGGTTGGGTTTATGTTAATGGAGATTCTAAATCACTTAATGAGCAGATGATAGAAGATGGTTATGCATGGGGATACATGGGGGATACAAAGGTTAAAGACTTTTCAATCCTTGCAGATAAGAGAAAAAAGAGCGGTAAGTAATGCCAGTATATGAGTATAAGTGCGAGTGTAACCCAGAAAAAATTGTTTCTAAAGAAAGATCTATAAGAGATGTTGAGCCATCTTACTTATGTAGTGCTTGTGGACTAAGAATGCAAAGACACTTTAGTCAAGTAGGTGTACAGTTTAAGGGAAATGGCTTTTATAAAACCGATAATCCTAAGTAACTAAAAGTATTTAAACAAACATACATGATATAATTTCTATATAACAAAAATTTTGTTATATTGGAGATCCAATTGAGTAGAAAGTTAAAATACTTTTTAGCTAGCCTTTTTGTTACAGGTTGGCTATTTTTTATTGGACCAAGTTATGCTTGGGCAACAGAGCAAGGCGGACAAGAACAGGTAGTAGTAAGCCCAGCGCAACAAGCAGTTAATGAAGCACTTGCAACCGCCACTACAGAGGTTCAGCAAGCCATTACAGCCACTGAAACAGCCTTAGTGGAGGTAACAGAAGCACAAACCGAATATTCTCAAGCTCAACCTATCGTGGCAGAGGTAGCATCAAAAATATCTTTGGCTAATACAGAAATAAGTAATGTTCAAACCGCTATTAATACTATTAACAATGTTGATTTATCTGCTACCCCAATAGATCAAAGTTCTCAAATAGTTCAAGATGCAAAGGCTACAGTAACTACTGCAACTACCGCTATAAATAATATAACAACACAAATAACAGAAGCTCAGACAGCAATATCTGAAGTGGTCACTGCAAAAACAGAAGCCTCTACAGCACAGGCAACTGCTCAAACAGAATTAACTCAGGCAAACCTTGCTATTGATGCTGCTCAAACAGCAGTCAATAATTTACAAGCCACTATTGGAACAACTGTTAACGTTTTGGCTGGAGTAGACGATGCTGGTGTTCAAATGAACCTTCCATTCGGTATGCAAATGGGTGGCACTGTTTATAACAATGTGTTTGTTGGATCAAATGCAACAATAACATTTGGAAATAATGAGGGGCATGTATATTGGGATACACCAGGAGCACCTTCTGTATCTATTGCTGGCTGGGATTGGACTACTTGGAGTACAGGAACTGGAATTACATATTCAACTACTGGAACAAGCCTAGATGTTGCTTGGGACTTAAGACCTTTCCCGCAACAAGATGCTTCTACACAAATGGTTCAAATTAGATTTAATGCTGATGTTAATCCAAATGACGGTGCATGGATGGCAAATGTAACTGCTGTAGGTCCAATACCAAACGGTGCTAGATTTAATTATAGAGAAACAACAAATGGCGCTATCACACCAATTACAGATACAAATTCTGGAACTGGATTTTCTGGACAAATAGGTCAGGGTTCAGCATTTACTCCATATGTAGACCCAAACACTTCAACAGTTCAGGCAGCAGTAGATGCAGCAAACGCAACAATTACTCAACTAAACCAAAGCCTTTCTCCAGTTGTTGCACAAAATACAACAAACACTTCTAATGTAAATGCAATCAACACAGCATCTTTAACTAATACCGTAAACTTAGCGGTATCAACAAATACTTCTTTGCAATCAACACTAAACACTAAAGCAGGTCAATTAACATCTGCCATCAATAATAACATTCCTACTCCCGCTCCAGTACTTGCGGAACCAATTATTGCTGGCACCACTGTAACAATTACACCTGAGTTACCAGCAGGATACACAGCAAACACTTGGTTTTATCAAGTAGTAACAGATGATCCAACAGCAGAAAATCCTTATGCTGGGGGAACATATAATACAAATGGTGCACCAGCATCTATTCAATTAACTGGTTTAACAGAAGGCGCTACATATACAGTTAGAGTTGCTAATTGGTCTGGACCAGTAAGTCAATATACCGAGACTGTTATTTCTGTACCCGCACCACAAGGCTCCAATTTAACTACTGGTGGCAATAGTTCCTCAATAGACACAACTCCAGTTGATACAGAACCCGTATATACAGAGCCAGTTGATACAACTCCTGTAGACACAGAACCTGTAGACACAGAACCTGTAGACACAGAACCTGTAGACACAGAACCTGTAGACACAGAACCTGTAGACACAGAACCTGTAGACACAGAACCAATTGATACAGAGCCTGTAGATACAGAGCCAGTTGATACTCCTGCAGAAGAATCAGAGGCTGTATTTGAAGAAAGTGAAGTTTCTATTGAAGAGATATCCGAAAGCGGTGCAAATCTTTCTGTAGAAGATATTCAAGAAGTTGTTACTGATTTAATTAGCGATAGCAGTTTAGATGCATCTGAAATCTCTGCCGTACTAGAAGCAATTGCTGAAGGCGGAGAAGTATCTGCAGAGATTGCTGCTGAAGTATCTGAATCTTTATCAGAGGGCGGATTAACAGAAGCAGAAGCAGAATTTATTACAGAAATGCTTTCTGCAGATGGAGAAATAACAACTGCAGAAGTTGTTAATTTATCAGAGGCATTAAGCGAAGACGGTAAGTTTACTTTAGCAGAAAAAGATTTAGTTGCAGACGTATTAGTGTCATCAGCAGAGGGAGCACCAGTAACTGCTGCAAACATAGAATCGGCGGGACTTGAATATCGTGATCTTCCACCTACAATTCCAGTAGAGGTAAGAGAAGATGTAAACGGAAACCCCGTAGTAATTCAAGCAGAGGTAGCATCTGCACTGCTTGTATTAGAAAGTCCAGCAGCTTTAGCAAATGCAATAGCCAGCTGTTTCAACCCAGATGAAGCAATTGAAGGATTAACGGAAGAGCAAAAATGTGAATTAGGCAAGGCACTGATTAATATAGGTGCCGACATGTCTATACCAGAACGTGAAAAAGCAGAAGATATAGTAGTTGTAACAATAATAGCTGGTCAGATAGTTCTTGGCACAGCATATAGAAGGAAGGTATAATATGAATATGAACTGGTTAAAAAAATGGGGCTTTGCGGCCCTAAATGAAAACTTTACATTCCTAGGATTTTTTGTAGCCTGGGTAGTACTTGAGGGCAGCGCAAAAACAGTAGTAGGCTATGTAACTATAGCCTCAGTAGCCCTATGGTTTTTAACCATTGGAATAAGAGAAAAGTCAGAAAAAGACGAATAAATGATATAATTGGGATATGAAAAAATTAATTCCCATTGCTTTATTTGGCTTAATAATGCTATCATTATCTGGATGCGGGTATGACGGTCATTATCGTTATCCATGTCAAGATCCAGTAAATTGGGAAAGTTCAGAATGCAAACCACCCATCTGCACAGCTAACGGAGCTTGTCCAGAAGACTTAGTAGATATGAAGGAACAAATAAATGGCTAAAGAAAGATTATCACCACAAGATTTAGACGCAAGACTTAAATTTATTTTAGGTATAACTCTAGGATCAATTCTATTTATTACAGCAACAGGAATCATGTATGCGTTAATATTTGTCACACAGCCAGTTACTGGTCAATCAGAAAACGACAAGATGTTTTTCAATGTTCTAGGTAGCGTTGCAACATTTATTACAGGAACTCTTGCTGGTTTACTAATTGGATCATCTGGAGCAAAAGATGTGATGGCAGCACAAATTGCTAATAAAGAAGTTGACGCAAAAAATACACAAGCAGACAAAAAATTAGAATCAGAAATTGATGAAGCAAAAGCACGTAGATTAAACAAGCCTGATGGTGCTATGCCAGAGGAACAACCAGTAGACACAGATTGGGACAAATAATGTCTAAAGATTCCACAAAAAAAACTTTATTAAAAACATTAAGTTGGGAAACTTTTCACCTTGTAGGTGTTGCTGGAGTTATTTATTTATTTACTCGTGAGTGGGAATACGCAAGCCTTGGAGCACTGATATATATAGGTTGGGAAGCCCTTGGATATTTTATTCACGAAAGAGTATGGGCAAAATTTGGGAGTAAGGTAAAATAATGTCAGATAAAGGAACAGCAGAGAAGCTTGTTGAAGTAGCACTTGCTGAAGTTGGATACATTGAAGGACCAAAAGATAATGAAACTAAGTATGGTAAATATACAAAAGCAGACTTTCAGCCATGGTGTGGATCATTTGTTAACTGGTGTGGAAATGAAGCAGGAGTAAAAATCCCCAATACAGTTTATACCCCAGGTGGCGCAGCCGCATTTAAAAAAGCTGGGCAATGGATTGATACAGATATCGCAGACCCAGAAGCAGGAGATATTGCATATTTTGATTTCCCATCAGATGGCGTAGACAGAATTTCTCACGTTGGTATTGTTGTAAAAGACAATGAAGACGGAACCGTTTGGTGCGTAGAAGGAAATACATCTGGAGATGCTAAGGGCAGCCAGCGAAATGGTGGGGAATGCTGTAAAAAACTTCGTGCCTATAAGAAAAATAAAAAAGGAATTCTTGTATCTATTGTAGGATTTGGTCGACCTAAATTTGAAGGAACATCAAGCAATAAAACAAAAGAAAAATCTTCTAAATCCGTTGTCAAAAAATGCCCAACTTGTGGCAAATAATATATGACAAAAAGTAAAAAAAGGATTGACAAACACTCATTAACTACTGTACAATTAGACTAGTAATTAAATAAACGGAGTGTAATTGAAGTCATATTTAGAGCAATCGCAAAACTTAAAGCAGAAACACTCTGTTTGGATATCTAATAAAATTGAGCCTATGGTAGAAAACCATCCAACATGGATGATACCAGGTCACGAAGACAGTAAAGCAGAATATAGAAAAAATAACTATAGCTTAAGGTGTGACGATTTTGTTTTAGGTCAGCCAGAAGAAATCATTTTTGCGGGTTGCGAAAGAACTATTCCTATGGATATAAAAGAAGAAGATGGTTGGGCATACAAAATATTCAAAGATTTTGGAGCAGAAACTTTTGCTAACCTATCTTATCCTGGAGCTTCTGTACATAAAATAGTTCCAAATTTGTATAAGTATTTTAAAAGTATTGGTAACCCAAAAAACATCTGTTTGCTAGCCCCAGAAATGATAAGAGATTTAGGGTTTTGGGAAGAACACCAGATATATAAGCCAAAAATATTTTACCAGTACAGGCCAGAAGTAAATGAAGGAAAAGAGCATAACATAGCAAGCGTTCCTAACAACTTGCCAATGCAACTTTTAGCTATTCGATATCTTCATACGATGAGAGCATTTGAACAATATTGTGATCAAGTTGGAATAAATTTAGTTTGGACTTCTTGGTGTGGAGAAACTAATAAATTTTTAAACGAACATGATTTTAAATTCTTTGTAAATTCTAAAGATGAGCTGTATAACCAGCAAAATATATATGATTTTTTCTCAAATAATTTAATAAAAAAGGAGAACAAATGAGCTTAGATGCCAAAACATGGGAACCGTATAAAACAAATTACAAAAAGATAGGACAAGACCCATCAAATATTATTATAATAGAAGACTTTTTAGAAAAACCAGATCGTGAACTTATCCTTCAGTACCTAAATCAGTACAAAGATGACGCAAACTTTTCTGGTGGTAAAGATATAAGATTTTCTCGTGTAAAGCAAGAAAACAGAACCATTTATGCTTTACAGAATAAGTATCAGGACAAGATCTATGCAGAGATTAAAAAACATTACATGGATAAGTACGACATAGAGGTTTCACCAGAGCCATGGAATTCATTGCACTTTGTTAAATGGAGAGTTGGAATGGCTTCAGCTTTACACACAGATTGCTTGCACCCAAACGGGGAGCCAGTAGAAAAATCTTCTTACTATAAATTAAATATTGCAGGACTAATGTACCCTGGTGAAGACTATGAGGGCGGAAGAATTGTATTTCCTGCTTACGGAGTGGACATAAAGCCAAAGCCTGGGACACTAATACTTTTCCCAACCGTGTACCAGCATGAAGTTACCAAGGTTACATCAGGAGTTAGATACACAATGCCTATATGGTATACATTTTCTTTTGCAAATAAAGACAATGAAAATATTTTAAAAGATTTAGGACAAACAGTTTTAAATAAATATGACTTTAATGACTCAAAGGGATTATGGATAAATCCTGGAGATCCAGATAAACACTTGGATACCTACTGATGAAAAATAATAGAATTATAAATGATTTTTTTTCTGAATCTCAAATAAATAAAATTTATGATTATGTTAACTCATGCCCTATTGAAAAAATTGTTAATAATAAAAGAGTAGGTCAGCAGCTGTATTATATTCCCGCTTTTGATATGAGAGAATCTGGGGATTCCGATTTATGGGACACTGTAGAAAAAAAAGCATTTGAAAATTCTGGTAAAAATTTAAAAATATTAGGAATTCAATTTTGTAGATATACCTTAGACACGGGAGTTAACCCATCTTTAAGTCCACACTATGACGTAGCGTTTGATAAAGAGGTCTTAACGTTAGACGTGCAGCTTAAAAAATTTATTGTCGGGGACTGGCCAATTGTTGTTGAAAAAGAAAAATATATACTTCAAGATAATCAAGCGCTAATTTTTTCTGGAACTCATGAAGTTCATTGGAGAGAAAAAAGAACTTTTGCTAAAGGAGAATATTTAGACATGATATTCGCACACCTATGCGATCCAGATTCAGATGACATTAAGGATTCTCATAAAACTAACATGAAAATTAAGTCTAACTATTACTTAAAAATGTGGGAAATAGAAAGAGCATAATGTTATTTTTAAACGAAAAAGGAATTGATGTTTTTTTTAAAAAATTTAATTCTAGATCTAATAAAGGTTTTTGGAACAACTATACCGTAAATATTTGGAAAAAAAATATTAACGGGTGGGGCAGTAAAAAAGGAATGTACCTTAATGACTCTTGGGGTATTGTTGATAAAGTTCCTGTATCTAAAAATGGAATGTGGGTGATCAAGAAAGATTATGTCAAATATTTTAAATAGTCTTGGAATAGATAAAGAAGATTTAAACTGGTGGCACTTAGGTGCTTGTAGGGGTATGGAAACTAATTTATTTTATGAAAAATATGAGATTGATTACAATATTGCAAAAAATATTGATGAGGCATGTCTGTCGTGCCCAGTAATAAAAATGTGCTACGATTACGCAATAAAAAATAATGAGCATGGAGTTTGGGGTGGAGTTTATTTAAATTCTGGGTCTGTAGATAAGACAAAAAATACCCACAAGACTAAAGAAATTTGGAAAAAGCTTAAGGCAAAACATGTCTGATAAAAATTTCTTTAAATATGGAATAAATCAGTGGACGGGTGAGCCAAACAAGCCAGTCTTTTATACAGAAGAAATGAAAAAAGCGGTTCATAGCATTAAAAGGCCATCAATGCTGCTAATGGACATAGTTAAATATCCAGATTTCTTGGCGCTAAGGCTATACGAAGATAATTTTTTACAATTTGACGGGATCAAAAAAGAAATAGTTATTGATTATGTATCAAAAATAAAGAAGATTATAGAGTCTTACGGAGTAAGATGCGAGCTGGAAGGCAAACAAAGTGCAAACATTATGTAAAAATTTAAGTTTGATTTATATAGAAAATTTCTATATAAATAAAAAAGGAGGGGAATAAAATGGAAAAAATCCTTTGTTATTCATGCAATAAAAGTAAAAACAATTTGGTGGTAAGAAAATCTATTCTTCTTCCTATTAATTTGTTTATTTGTGAGACCTGTATAGCTTCAAAATTTGAACCTAGATGGGTTATAATTTTATCTGGTCGTCAAAACGGACTAGATCATATTAAGGAATACATCTTAAAAAAGAGATATATTGGAAAAGAAATTGCAGCGACAGAAGTTATTGTTTAGGTTAATTTAAGTGATATAATTATGTATAGTGAATTCATTTAACATTAGCCAAATAACATTAGCTCTCCTAGCAGCATTAGTATCAGGAGTTGGAACTGCCCTTATTGCAAGTCTTAGGGACATTAAAAAAGATAAAATTAGACGGCAAGAAAGAGCAGAAGATCACTTAAAATTAGAAATAAAAGACCTTAAAATTGAGTTATACAAAATAGAAAAAGAATTAACTGAATGGAAAGATAAATATTATAAGGCCATAGAAGAGTTAATTTTATTAAAATCTGAATTAGATCAGGCATTATTTGAGCTAGAATCGATATCCCCTCACAAACTGGACACATAATTTTACATTTAGTATACTTTTAGACATGACTGCAATCGTAGCCCTAATCCATGAAAATAAAGTCCTCCTAGGTGGGGACTCCGCAGCATCTGATGAAAAAACAGGATTAATATTTCAAAGAGTAGACCCAAAAGTTTTTAAAGTAGGTCAATTTGGAATTGGGTTTGTAGACAGTTTCAGGATGGGTCAAATTTTACAATATAGTTGGACCCCGCCAATTTACAAACCTAACGTTGGGTTTAAAAATTTAGATAAGTTTATGAGAACTAAGTTTGTAGAATCAATAAAAGAGTTGTTTAAAGAGCATGGCTATGGTAATCAAAATCCAGGTTCTACGGAAGATGGTGATGAAGGAGGAGTATTTATTATTGCTGTTCAAGGTGCTGGTAGAATTTTTGTAATGGATACAGATTTTCATATTGGGGAAGCCGATGTTCCTTACATGGCAGAAGGAGCGGGACAAGAAATATCTTTAGGATCATTTTATTCAACTCCAGCCATTAAGACTCCACGTAAAAGAGTAAGGCTAGCACTAGAAGCCGCTGCAAAATTTAATATGTCGGTAAGACCACCCTTTACAATAATTGAAGTTTAGAGTATAATAAACTGTATGGACATTAACGAATTGAATCCAAAAGATTATAGTAGTGCCATGGATTTACGAGGATACCCTACACATGTTTGCCCTTGTGGTTGCTTTGTTTGGAACCTTAAAGTAGTTTTTGTTGATTACGACATTGCAACTTACTTTTTAGATATGCAATGTTCAGCTTGTGGAAGTCTGGCAACTGCTCCCACCCCTATAGATAAGGATAAGATTTAATGAGAAAAAGCGAAAGAATTCGATTGCTAGAACTTCAATTAATCAAAATTGAGTTTGAGATAGATCTTTTAAACAACATGCTGATAACTTTATTAGAGGCAAACAACCTAGCACAACCAGAACTAGACGCTGGAAAGTGGTACAAGAGGAGATTAGACAAAAACTCTTGACAGGATTTTAGTATTTTAGTACAATATAGAAATGAATAAAAAAATAATAAGAGCGCTAGTCGCTGTAACTCTTTCTGCCTCCACCTTAATTCAGGTGGCACCTACGGCACAAGCAAACACTGTGCCCGCAATAGCAATTCTAGATACCGCTTTAAACAGCTCTCTGCCAATTTTTAAAGACAAGGTTGTGCATGAAGTATGTATCATGGAATGGAATAGTTGTCCAAACGGAAAATCATTTATGGAAGGTCCTGGATCCGCACAGCTTCCAGTAGATATTATGTCTGCAGGTGGATTTGATCATGGAACTCAAATGGCTTCTGTTTCTGTAACTATAAATCCAAACGTTAAGATAGTTTTTATTAGGATTATTGGTAATGTTCCTGGAACATCTCAAAGACAAGATGCTGGTTTCAATACTGTGTCCAAAGCTCTTGAATGGGTTAATTTAAACGCTGAAAAGTTTAACATTAAAAGCGTTGCCATGGCTCAAGCAAATTATTCTTTGGTAGCAAATCCTCAAGTAAATTACTGTCCTTCAGATAATTCAGTAACACCTTCAATAAAAAACCTGCTCTTAAAGCAAGTACCAGTATTTTTTGCAGCAGGAAATAATAGAGACTATAAAAGAATTGCTTGGCCGTCATGTATTGCAGAGTCTGTTTCTGTTTCCATGTCAGATCAATATGGAGAACTAAGTAATTTTTCTAACTACGATGCCAAACTGTTAGATTTTTACGCTTTAGGAGCAATGCCGATTACAAATCCAAACGGATCAATAAAAAATGGATCAGGATCCTCTATTTCAGCAATCGTTGCTGGAACAGTTTGGGCTGGCGCTGTTTTAAATAACCCTAAGTCTAATTACAATGAAATTATGCAATCTATTGTGTGTAATTCTAAGTTTACTAAAGGCGCAAGAGGACAACAAGGTAACGTTATCCCAACAAGCCCAATTCGTGTTGGAACTTGCCAAGGAACTGGCACCAGCGCACCAGTAGTAACACCAGTAACACCAGTAGTCCCAGCGGGACCAACAAAGCAACAACTGTTAGATTCAATAAATAAATCATTTAATGATGAAATTATTAGAATAGAAAAAGAGCATCAGCTTGCTTTAATTAATCTAAATGAGTCTAAGAGTAAACTAATCCTAGACACTAAAGCAAAATATACAAAGATGGTGTCTGACCTTGGATAAGATTACCGTATTAGAGGAAATTATCAAAGAAATTGGTGAGGAGTTGTACCAGAAATGGTACAACGCCCTTGCTATTGAAGATAGAACAGAAGAGGCATCTAAAGCAATGGCACAAAATTCTGGAGAAACCGCATTTTGGGTAATTCAAACATTTATGTCAAAGTTTAACGAAGCAGCGGAAGATCTTAAGGATAAGTAATGCCTTTTGTTCCTGGGCCATCTAACATTAAGGGAGTTCAACACTACCCAATACCCCAAGAACAAATTGAGTCTGCAGTACTAATAGATCAATCCCAGCTTAATAAATCAAAGCTTTTTTCAAATAGAGAAACATATATTAAAACTTTGCCACAAGGTTTGGATTATATGGAAATTGGTGTTGCCTGGGGTTATTATTCAAAAATAATTGCAGAAACTTTAAGCCCTTCTTCTATATACTTACTAGATACATATGATCAAGATCAGCTTTGTTGGTCTGAGAGAAAATTTGGTAGTTGCCAGTGCTTTCCTAAACATATTCAAACTTATGACAAAGACAGTCATGAAAGTTTTATAAAAAAAGAATTTTCAAAATATAAAAATGTTCATGTAATTGCTGGAGATGCCTTAAGAACATCTAAAGAAATAGATAAAAAGTTTGATTATATATATATTGATATAGTTAACGATAGAAAAAAAATTCAAGAACTTTTAGAAATTGTTAAAAATCTTGTTAAGCCAGGTGGTATAATAGGATTAAATGATTATTTAATATATGATGGAATTATTGAAGACGGCAAATATGGAACCTATCAATCAGTAAATGAGTTTTTATTCTTAAACAAAGAATGGTCAGTAGATGGCATTGCTTTGCACCCATTAGGATTTTATGATATATACTTAAGAAAAGAAAATTATCTATGATAAATAAAAAATACTCAAAAATAAATCCTTCTTATTTTTTAGAAAACCTAGATAATAAAGGACTTCAATCTTCACTTTTGAATTCGTTATTTAGAAATGAATTTGATCAAACTTGGTCTTTAAATGATCCGTACAAAAGCATGAATGTAGGAAACAGGGAATTTACGGTTGCACCAACCGAAGCCCGTCTTCCCGATAACTTTAAAGACGACGGCTCAGTAATTTATAAATACAATAGTGATTGGTACAGGTCAGATGATTTTAATAAAAATCAAACTTCTAAATTTCATATAGTATTTAACGGATGCTCGGAAACAGAGGGCATTGGGGGAAACATAGAGGATTCTTGGGGAAAAATTTTACACACAAAATTTTCTAAAAAATATGATGTTGGAAATTTTTATAATTTAGGTAGGGCTGGTTCTGGTTGGCACCAGGTCATTTTAGATTTTTTTGTTTACGAAGAAAAGTACGGGACACCGACACATTATTTTGTTTTGTTGCCAAACATAGGCAGAAATTTTTTTTGGTCAGAAAACAATTTAGGGGGCTGGTATTACCACCAAAAATATGTAGATAGAGAAAAAGTTTCAGTTTTTTCTAATCAAAAAAGTCTAATTTCTATAGAGGATCAAAAAAATGATTTAATGGATTTTATGATTTCTTGGAAAATTTTTGAAAAATACTGTGATTCAAAAAACATTAAGCTTTTAGCTTCAAGCTGGGACCTTGCTGAGCTTGAAAATATATGCTTTATGGGTCAAAACAAATCAGTTTTTAAAATGAATGAGGAAGACGCAGAAAACTTTTTTATAAAAAATAAAGAAACTTTATCTTTGGAAAAAAGAGATAAGCATAAAGGAAGATCTTTTCATGAATGGTGGGCTCTTGAATTTGAAAAAGAAGCAGAAAAAAGGTGGGGTCAGTGGTGAATATTTTTAAAATAATTAAACTGTGGCTAATTAAAAGAAAAATAAAAAAAGCTCTTAACAAAAAAGAAAGGTTTATATACTGATGGGTAATAAATTTAAAAACGTTTCTGACTGGTACGAGTACGGACTTGAAAAAAACTGGGTGACTAAAATATTTTGTGATACCCATGAGGGGCCACCACTTACGGATGCTGAAATGATTGACTGGGATGAAGGTAACGATCCCTGCAGCTTTCATGTTAAATTCATAGATGAATAAAAGCGACATTTGGTTGACTTAAACGTTTATATCTATAGGGTATAATATATATGTCCTATACAGTAAAGGATTCCATGCCGACAACGGGGTGGAAAAAAAGGAGAAATAAAATAAATGAACTCATTTAAAAAAATATCGCTAATCATCGCTGCAGCCCTGACTAGCACAATGCTTGTAGCGCCAGCAGCTAGCGCTAACGCTGGAACTGTCACGCTAACAGTGGCGGGAACTGCAGCAACGGGTGGAACAGTAGTAACAACTCCTGTGTCACTACCAGTACCAGCAGATAACAGCGTAGATGCAGCAGATGCATTAAAGATTGCTGTGACATCAGTAGACACTGGAACAGTAGTAACAGCAGTTGCAGTAAATGCAACTATTGTACCTGCTCTTGCAGCAACTGGTTCAGCAGTAACAGCATCATCTGGAACATCCACACTATCAATTGCAACAGGAACTGGAACAGCGGCAGACTTTTATGTATATACTAAAAGTACAGCAGTAGGTTCGGTATCTATTACTCGTGCAGGAACAACAACAGTTTATTATGTACAAGGTACCGCAGGTGCTTTGAACTCAATTACTTTGTCTGCTCCATCATCAGCAGCAGCAGGTACGTCACAAGTTCTTAAGGTATCTGGATACGATGTATTTGGAAATCTAAAGAGTGGAGCCACAATTAATACTTTGGTTTCAAGCTCTGGAACAGCGCTATCAACAGCACTAACAACTGATTCAGCAACAGCAACACTTGGAACAAAAGAGCAGACAGTAACAATGCCTGCTACTGGTTCAGTAACAGTAGTTGCATATGCAACAGTAGCAACAGCCGTAACAGGCTTAGCAGCACCAATAGGTTCTGTAAGCGCTACAATTGTAGTACGTGATGTTGTATCAGAGCTTGCGGTAGTTAACGCAGCTTTGGCAGCAGAAAGAGCGGCTCGTGCAGCGGACAAGATTGCATCAGATAAGGCGCTTGCAGATGCAAAGGCTTCATCAGATTCAGCAACAGCAACTTTAAAGGCAGAGAACGAAGCCCTAAAAAAGACTATTGCAGATCTAAAGACAAAGTTCAACGCTTTGGCTAAAAAGTGGAACGCAAAGTTTCCTAAGCTAAAGGTTAATTGGATTAAGTAATTAATCTAATTATAAAGGGGCAGGGCGTAAGCCTTGCCCCTTTAGCTATTAAATGGTAAAATTGGGTAACATGGAAAATAAATTTTTATACGAAACCGTCCAGTCTCAATTAATTAAAGATTTTTTAGATGAAGATACTAGAAAAAATTTGATAAAATGGGTTGATTCAAAATGGGAAAGTCTATATTATGACAAAAAAAATACAGATAAAAAATATCGTAAACATTTAGAAGATCAAAAAATTCGTCAAAAAAGTAACAAACATGAACCTTTTAACAACGATTATTTTCAAGTAATAAAGTTAGAAAAACAAGCTGGTAAGACTTTTTTGAACTTAAGTCCTGAAACTTTTCCAAAAGAATTTTGGGAAAAAGCAGAAGAACATGCAAAAAAAATTAATCCAAATTGTGAATTTGAATATGTTTCTATAGTTAAATACTCTGCTGAATTTGGTGAGCCCATGCTCAGACCACACTTTGATACTCCAAGCAAAGCTGTATTTATTTTAGATTATCAGTTAGACGGAAATACAAAGTGGCCTATATCGGTAAAGCTAGAAGAATTTATTTTAGAAAATAATGAATGTTTAGTTTTTGATAACAATTTAGCAATACATTGGCGAGTTCCTCAAAAATTTAAAGAAGGTGAGTATTTAACTATGCTTTTTTATAGTTTTAAGGATGAAAATAAAGTAATTCCTACTTTAGAAGGTCAGGCTGAAGAGATCAATATGTATTTTAAACAGTATATAGATAGGTATAATAAGGTTTTTGGAGATTCAAAAGAAGAGGATAAAGTTAGCCATCACACCGAAAAGCTTGCTGATCTATTTAGATGGGCAGTAGAAAGGGATAAATTAAAAAAACAATGACCTGCAGCACAAAAGACTGTCAAAATAATGCTTCTAGAATAACAAAAGACGGATATTTCTGTGAATCTTGCTATATAAAATTTTACAAATCTTAATCAACTAAATGCTATAATAAGGTGATAGATGGACCTATATTCCCATCTAAATACAAACTATAGGAGAAACAAAATGTCAGATGGAAAAGATTTAACAGGTTTTAACGAGGTTAAGCCAGTAACAAACACATCATGGAATGGTGAGCAATATGCTGCAGATCCTGCATCAGCCTTCCCATCAACAGATAAGTCAACACAAGACGGATCTGGTGTTGGAAACAACGGTAAGTAATCGTGTCAGATAACCTAAGTATAAATGAACCAACAGCAGAGCAACTAGCAGCTGCTACAGCAGCATTGGCAGCTGGTCCGCAGCCAACAGCACCAGTTGTTGAAGCGCCAGTTGTTGAAGCACCAGCACCAGTTGTTGAAGCGCCAGTTGTTGAAGCACCAGCGCCAGTTGTTGAAGCACCAGCGCCAGTTGTTGAAGCACCAGCACAATCAGCAGTACCAGTAGTAGACGAAAAAGTAGATTTCTGGGCAAACTCTTGGTTTAGCAGGAACAAACAATAATGTGTATTGAATGCGGATGCGAATCAGTTGGAAGCGAAACAGGAATTGTTTCTGCTCCAGTTATAGATGTTTCAAGAGATGGTGAATCAGGTTTAACATTAGACATGACTTCAACACCAGAGCAGACAAGGCAATTTATTAATGGCAAATAAAGAACAAAAGGGTAACGTTAATAAGAAAAAAGAGCCAAAGATGACTCTTAAAGAAAAGCGTGCTGTAAAACAAAAAAAGAAAAATTCTAAATGAGCAGTTTTTATTTTTGGCATTCATTGGTAATTGGGCTATTAATGATTTCTTCATTTTTTTGGGGAAAATCTTATTCCAGGAATAAAGTAAATAAAAATGTCTAACACAGAAAATATTCCAGCGAGTGAGTCTAACAATTCAGCCGTAACTTCTAGCAACGTTGCAAGAAAAAATCCTACACAAGGAAGACCTAAGCCTAATTATTCTAAAACATCTCTTAGGGTTGATAGAAACAGGCATGGAATAAGAAGAGAAACGATTCTAGGATTAAGCAAGCCTACAAAACGACCTAAGAAAGTTTAACTTAAGGAGAGCTACTTTGAACTCTGCTGAAGCTTTATCTTTAAACCCAATGGTAGCGATACCAGCGGCAAAAATGGATGAGTTTTATAAAAACGGATTTTCTAAAGAAAGAATTTTTCATGGGAACGGTTCTGGATTTGGTGGTTCGTTTACTTGCACCAATGACATATCAGAATACACCACGTCAGATTTTTTTACACAAGTTGGCAAACAATTCAAAGTAATGCTTAGATTATCTAGCACTTCTTCACAACATGGAACATCTGAAACCTACAGGGATACAAGAGGGTATTCAATTAGACTTGAATCAGAGCAGGACGGAATTTTTGATATTGTTGGTTTAAATGTTCCCATTCAGTATGTGGTTGATAGAAAAGAAATTAAAAAATTTCATAGTTCTCAACAAGTTAATTATGCATCTGGCATGTTTGAAAACAATGAAAGATGGAACTGGTTTGGACAAAATCCTGCATCAACTCATAACATATTAATGACTTGGGGAGATCGTGGCATTCCTAAAACATGGAGAAACATGAATGGATATGGAGTAAACACTTTTTCCTTCATTAATTCAGAAAAAGAAAGATATTGGGTTAAATTTCATTTTAAAACAATGCAAGGAAATGAATATATGTCAGACGATGAAGCCCAGCGATTATCTTTAAATTACCCTCATTATTACACTAGAGATTTTTATGAATCTATTAGAAATAATAATTTTCCAAAATGGAAAATGTATGCACAAGTAATTCCAACTAACAACGATGAATTATTTGATTTCAATATATTTAGAATGAATAATATTTGGCCACACAGAGAATTCCCATTAATAGAATTAGGAATTGTGGAAATAAACAATTGTGATTATCATCAATGGTTAGAGATTGAAAAAATGGCATGGTCTCCTTCTAACGTTACCCAAGGAATAGGTCTTTCCCCAGACGGTGGGCTTCTGGATAGAATTACAACTTATCCTTTAGTTCAAAAAAGTAGACTTAACGGTTTAGACATAAATCCAATATCAAAACATGTTGCTAAAGAGCTAACTACTTTTGTGAACGGAAAGCTGTGGTATAAGTATGAAGAAGAAAAAACTAATAATAGTATATACAGATTTGCCAAAAACTTTTATAACATGATTGATGCTGAAGCTAAAGATAGGCTATCAAAAAATTTACACGTAGCTTTGTCTGTGGTAAGTCCAAGAATTGTAGAGCCTTTACTGCAAAACTTCAAACAGGTAGATCAAAGACTATATGAAGACTTAATAGATCTTAGAAAAAATAATAATTTATGAAAATAAAATTTTTTAAAAATTTAACATGTTTATGTATAGGACACAAGCCAATGGAGTCATCATGCCCATTTACAGGAAAAACTTATTTAGTTTGCTTAAGATGCGAAAAGACACAGGTAATTGAATAAAATTAAGAATTTTATTATTTTCATATACTTAGTATTTTTGTCTGTAATTAGTCTTGCTATAAAAAAATATCAAAAAATATTAATTAACAGACGCTGATTCTTTTTGTAAAAATAGATCCATGTTCCCAGCGCCATTTAAAGCAATAGATATCACCTGCCAGTTAGGAAATTTACTTAAGAAAAAACTGGTAGCCTGCATTGTTCCATAAGAAACGTCTTGCCACCTTGAATTATTAAATATTTCTTCTGTAAAAATTCCGTTAATCATATAGTCGTTAACTCCAATAAATCCACCCAATTTAATCAACGGCTCAGCAGAAAGTAATTCTTTTAAAATATTTGAATAATCATGATTTGAGTCTAAGTATATAAAATCAAATAAATAATCATCTGATCCCCAAGAAGAATTTTTTGATAAAGTTTTTTGATAATTAGCTAAACCTTGAAAGCCTTTAGAGCATTTTATTTCAACATTTTTATATTCTTTAAATCTTTCTCTGACCCAGTATTCATGAGTTTTTGAGTTAAACCTCTTTTCAGAATTTGTTTCTTTTCCGTAAATTCCCGCATCTTCTTGGCCAAATATGTCAACTAAAAGTAAGTATTCTGGGTTATGTTCTTTTAGCATGTGATAAGCAAAATCCCCAGCCAGCGTACCAATTTCAACAATTCTTGATTTTTGTTTTAAATTTTCTAATAAAAAATCTTCTCTTGTAGAATATACATTTGTTTTTTTTAATTGGTTTTTAGATATAGGCGCAAAAAATCTAGAAGAGGGGCTTTTTTTTTCTTCATTATTCATTTACATATTGTACCATTTATGATATAATCAATTATATGAAAAAAGAAGAATTTAGAAAATTTGACTTCAAGTTTATTGCAAATTTTGATATAAAAAAATTGTCTAAAAAAGTTTCAGAGCTTCCGAAAGAAGATTTTGATGGCACCAAGATAAATTCTTTTCTTTGGAATCCTACTTATCAAATTGCAGAAGTTGGTTTTGGAGATTTATCTCTTTTAATAAAAATAGCTATTTTAACAAAGAAACCGTTAAAGCCAAAAGTTATTAGCAAAGACAAAGAATTATGGGAATTGGTAAAACCAATTGTAAGATATTTAGAAAAAATTAACCCTGGAAAAATACACGGGACAATTGTTCTTTCTAATTTGAGATCTCTGCACTCAATCCCAGAGCACAGAGATTATAAACATGACAGCGTTGACGTTGATTTTTTAAATTTTTCAAACAAAACAAGAAGGTATCATTTAGCTTTAACAACTAACGAACATTCATTTTTTACAAATGGGAATACAACAATAAACATGAAGGCGGGAGAATGCTGGGAGATTAACAAAGGCAATACCCACTCTGTTAAAAATGAAGGAACTACAGACAGAATACATTTGATTATTGACCTAGTGCCAGAAAGTATATAATGAAAGCAATAGTAGTAAAAAAATTTGGTGGACCAGATTCAATGTTGTTCGAGGAAGTACCAGATTTAAAAGAAATTCCAGGACACACCTTAATTGATGTAAAAGAAATTGGAATAAATTTTGCAGACACGCATCAAATTAAAAATACATATTTAATGACATCAAAAACTCCTTTTATTCCTGGAGCTGAGGCTGCTGGGTTTGATAAAGATAAAAGAAGAGTAATCGGCATCTCCCCAATGGGAAGCTATGCAACTAAAGCTAACTTGTGGAAAAATCTAACATTAGAAATTCCAGATTCAATTTCATTTTCTCAAGCTTTACATGTTTTTATACAAGGAGCTTCTGCTTGGCATTTAATTAATAGTGTGGGAAACGTTAATAGTGGGGAAAAGGTTTTAATATATTCTGGCGGCAGCGGGGTTGGGTCAATTGCGATACAGCTGGCTAAAATGCTTAACGCTGAAGTCTATTCTACATCTACAAAAAATTCCGTTATTGAAATTTTTAACAAAATGGGAGTTAAAACTGACACACATAATAAAAAATTTGATGTAATCTTAAACATGTCTGGGTCAGACATCGGAAAGGATTTAGCCTTATTAAACAATTTTGGTAGGCTTGTAGTGTACGGCATGGCAGATGAAAATTTTACTAATATTAATTTGATTGACCCTAAAATTTTAATGAATGGGTCTAAAACTGTTTCTGGATTTTGGCTACACAATTGTTTTGAGGATCCATCTAAGTTTATTGATATTGTAAAATCTTTATTTGTTTTAGTTCAGGATGGATTGCTAAATACATATACAGACTTCAAATACCCCCTTAAAGATGCAACTAAAGCTCATTATGATATACTTAGCAGGAAGACCTACGGCAAAGTAATCTTAGATTCTTCTATTGACTAAGGTTGATTTTTAATATATAATTAGGGTAGGTCAGAATTTAAAGGAGATTTAATTTATGTTAAAAGTAGGAGATAATGCGCCAGGATTTGAACGGCTAAATCAGAATTCCAGCGAAGAAACAGTTGTTATTTTTATGGGAAAAGTTGCTAGGCCTAATTCAAATGAGAAGAGCAAGTCTTTGGTGACAATGATTACTGAAAACACCGTTAAAGATACAAAAATTTGTTTAGTTTGGGACAACAATGAAGAAGATGTTCAAGCATTCAAAGCAACTGTTCCAGGACTAATAGGATTAAGCAATGTATGTGATGTTTATGATGTAGAACAAACCATTCAAAAAGATTGGCAAGTTATAGAATCAGAAAATGAAGAGGAATCTATTGGATTTGTCGATGCCTTAGTAAAAGATGGTAAAATTACTTGGATACAAAATAATAAAACGTTTTATGAACTTTCATTATTGCTAAGAGGTTGGAGACCCTAGTTGAACCCTACCGAAGTTGAACTAATTCGGTTAAGCAAAAAAGAAAGTAATGATTTGCAAATGCCTATCCGACACGGAATGGATATTGCTGGTGTTTTAAAGTACTCCTACAATCCTAAGCACAACCCAGCTTTGGGAACTCAAGCGCCACTGTTTATTGCAAATGACGAGTGGGTAAACTTTGACAAACCAACAATTTTGCATTTTTTTAACGCAGATTCGGCAGAAGCTGTAAAAGATTTAAAGGTTTTAAATCAGAGCAAAAAAGATTATGGAAAAAATTTAGAAACAAATATTTATGCGATAAGTCATAAAGAACAGGATTGGCTAGATAATTTACAAAAAACACATAATTTAGATGAAATTGTTTTTTTAAGTGATAAATATCAGCTAATTGCTTTTGAGTATAACTGTCAAGAAAAACCAGCATTATACTCTTTGACAACTTATTTTATATTAAATGGATTAATTGATTTTTTTACTACGACCGCATCTGATCAATTAAGGTACCAATTGCCAGCTCTTTTAAGAATTATCCTTTCTGGAAAATCAACTAACGCTGGTAGGCATAGCGGAAACAATATTCGTTGGTGGAATGATAAACGAAAAACATGACCAAAGACATACCCCAGATTGTTAAAGAGTCTTTAATAAAAAAAGGAATAAGCATATCTAAAGCCTGTAATTGTGAAGGATCTGCCGAATACCCAATATGTGATCATTCAATAAAATACTGTAACAAGGAGGAATAAATGGAAGATGAACAATTTTTAAAAGCAGAACAGATTTTGTCAAATTATGAAACAATAATTAAAAACAAAATCATAAACATTCTTGCCCCAGCATTTGATAAGATGTCTGAGAGTCATATACATTTTACCAAAGAGCTTGGTGAGGCTATAATAACAGATATAAAAAACTCTTGACAACCATAGTTGGCATAGAGGGCTGCTGTTGGTCGGTCATGGCAGCAGACAGTCAAATTACAGATATAGATTTCAAAATGGTAAGCAAAGAAACCCCAAAGTTAATTAAGTACAAAGACTTAATTGTTGGATTAAGGGGAGACGCAAGGCCTGGTGACATAATTGCATATTCATGGAAACCCCCTAAGATATCTGGAGATGTTAATAAGTGGGTGGTAAACAAAATGATTCCATCAATGATGAAATGCCTAAAGAAAGCAAATTACGACTGGTCTCATGATGAAGCAGACTTTAATTTCTTAATATCAGTAAAAGGTAAAATATTCGATATAGGTTCAGATTTCTCTATAAGCAAAAGTGACTACAAGGTATATGGAACTGGGAGCGGAAAAAATATAGCTATAGGATACGTCATGGGACAAAAAATAGACACCATAGAAGACGCAATTTTATCGGCAAACAAAGCTATTGAAGTGTCTGCTAAGTTTGATATACATACCAGCCTGCCCTCACAAATAATTGTTCAAGACTACAGTTGACGTTAACCGTCAAACAATAGTATAATACTATTATGTTTAATTTTGACCTAAGAAATGAAACCTTAAATTTAGTAGATGATTTTATCCTAGATCATATTGATGATTTTAGCGAAGAAGAGCTATACTGGATAATAGAAGAAGTAGAAAAATTAAGTAGGTCTTTTTATAGAAAATTTAAAGACTTAATTGATGAAGATATTGAGGCTTTAGCGGATGAGATTGAAGAGGAAGATTAAAAATGAAATCTTTAGAAGAAATGCAAAAAGATCAATTATCATCTATTTCATTTGGGGTTAGCCACCCCTATCCAAACCTATCTCCTGAGTCAATATTGCTTGCTGCAAGATCTATTCTAAAAGATCAGCCAGATAGACTACTTGAATACGAAAAAACATTTAATCCTGAAAATAAAATAATCTAGTGAGTAAATACATAGACTATCTATGCTATAACTGTTGGATAAAGGTTGAGGTTCCCTGGGAAGAATTTGAAACAGCTCTTTGCCAGCCCTGTAAAGATTTTGCTAATAGAGCAAAAGTATTAAAAGAAAATATAAAAAACAGTTTTGTTGAAAATAAAGAGATGCTAGATAGACTAGGATCTGATTACGATAAGGGCGGGGTGCCATATTGGGAAAAATACGAAGAGCGTTTGAAGTATATGGAAGACAACGGCATATGAGCGAAGGATTAATGAAAGAATTTGATCGTGCTATAAGTGAAACCCCAACCAATCTAACATGGGCGGAAGAAGAACTTGGTGTCTGGAAAGGTTGGACTTACAGCCCAGAAAAAAAGAGATACTACTTTGATGACATTGGCAATGAATCACTTTCCAATCTATGGAATAGTGAATTTTTAGGACAGGCCTACAATGAAAGAACTTAACGCATACTGTAGACTTTGCCATGTCAATGTGCATGGACTAGTCTCTGAAATCTCAGTTTTAGATTCTGGTAATTACCTATATGTTGGAGATTGCCCTAAGTGTAGTTATAAGATTAAGAGAATAGTTCCAAAAAATAAGCATATAGAGTACCCAGATTCTTGGTATAGACATACGCCAAAAGGATTAGATATTAAATATGGGTCATAGAAAATTAATTGGTGGCGGGTTAGCTCTAGAGCTACAGTCTCCAATAGACTTAGTAATTCATACTAAGGCTCCAGGTAAATGGAAAATAATTGATATGGAAACAGGACAAGAATATATAGGTTCGGCAGAACCAAATCAATATGGATGTTGGATAAGAGTAAAGGATAATAAATGATATATCACAAGCACCTATTAGTAAATGCAAGGATATCAGATCCAGTTAGGTCTGAGCAGCAGGGAATTGATTTCTTAAAAGATCTCATTCAGGCAGTAGACATGAAAATCATAAAGGGACCATTTGCCTCATATGTAAACAAAGAGGGCAACAGAGGCCTTACTGGTGTTGTTATGATTGAAACAAGCCATGCTGCATTCCATATCTGGGACGAAGAGCGTCCAGGCCTAATCCAGTTTGATCTATATACATGCGGTGAACTAGATTTTGAAAAAGTAATAGCTTTGTTTAAAACATACTTTGACGTCAAGTCCTTAGACTATGTCCTTTTTGATAGAGAGAACGGATTTGTAGTTGAAAAATCTGGACAAATCAATTTATAATAGTTTATTTTAGTATACATTTTTTTAGAGCTTTATCAAATTCAGTCTTACACTTTAACATCTTGAAGTCTCCAGGTGAATGCTTTGGATAATTGATAGTATTCCATAGCGGAGAAGATTTACTTGAAACTAGATGTTCTTTGCTATCAAATAAATAATTTATATATTCTACATCAAGAAGCTCTAGGTTTAGCTCCTTAGCCAGATAGGCTAATACCTCATCTGGGCGGGAAACAAGATCCCTGTAATCTATCAGTATGGCATCGTTAGCCATTAAATGCTGATATATCTCAATATATTCATTGGCGGGGAAGCGATAGATACCATCATTGAAGGTACTAACTGTCTGTCCATTAATAAGGATATCTCCAGAATCAACAAAGGAATCATCTATAACCTTAAACTTATCTGGAAAGGAGAGAACTAAAGTTACTATAGAATTCATAGTCTCATAAGGACATCTAATAATAGATATTATCTTATTAGTTTTTACCTCAGATATAAAATGAGTCTTCGGAATATTGATATTTTCATTTAGATTATTGGGATCACGAATCTTCTGCATAATTAATTGATGTAGATAATTAGATCCACATCTAGGAAATGTAAGTATTGTATAGTCCACAGCTCTATTATATCGTACTCCACACAATATTCTATATTTAAATTAATACATATATTACAATTAGTTCGAAAAAAGTGCGGCGAAAAATAGATAGTTTTCAGTCAACTACGTTGACCATATTATGCTATAATGTTTGCTATGAGCATATTAGATAATCTTGAAATATTTATAGAAAAAACGGAAGAGACAGAGAAGTGTCATTACTGTCAGAATAAAGCTAAGTATAGCGATATAGCTAAAATCGATGAAAAGAAATATGACGTAGTAAGCGTATGTGAATGTCACTCATTTAAAGGATTATCATCATAGGAAACTAAATAATTCAGGTTCCTATAATGGTCGTAGAGCAGTTTCCGAAACTGATAATGTAGGTCCGATTCCTACACCTGAAGCAATATTTAGTACATATAAAGCAGTTGACTAGAATAATATAGATATAGTATAATATACAAATGACTGAAATGACTAGTGTAGGGACAGACTTTATGAATGAAGAGCCCATTAAGAAATGGGTAAAGGTGGGCAGAGATGATAATACTGGGCTATGGTATTATGAGAATTCTCGTGGAATTAGATCACAGGCTATATTTGCAAACAGAAAGAAAGCTTGGGCTAAAGGCAATGACTACATAGATATGATATACCCTAAGAAGAAATCAAATAAAAGGGGTAAACCATGAACTCACTACTTTGGTTTTTCTTTGGATTAGGATTGGGATTAGCATTAGATTTTGTGTTGGTCCTACACATGCTTAAACCTATAAAAAAGCGTATTGCTGAACTTGAGGCGGGGAGCCTAAAATGACCTGTAATGTATGTTATATAGATAAAGAACTCTTCCTATATACCAAAGGTGATCTAGTATATTCACTATGTCAGATGTGCCTATATACCCAGAATCAGATAGACATATTCCATGCATGGGGTAGAGAGCAATTACGTATAGCCAAAGATACTGGAGAAGCTCCATTCTAATTGGCTAAAATATGCTCCTAACTCCTATATCCCCCCAACCTTTATACCCTCTCTAATAGCCTTATATGACCTTTTAGAGCCATATTCATCAGAGATCTATCAAAGTAAATACTATTAATTATAACGTAAATGTTATCAATATATACTTAGATATATATACATGTATTTGAGCGTTCCCCACTTAGCCCCGTAATACTCCACATTGCTCCACATGGCATATATAACCCATATTGTCAAGAGCTTTGGGCCATATGTTATATATATGTTATATAAATGTGTTCCAGGATATTTAAACATGTCTCGTAAAGAGGAAATTTTGCCCACATATTCTGCCATATTTTATATATATTTTGTTATATTCTATATATGTTTCTTTAGATTAATATACATTTATTATATATTCTGAGATATTTTCCAGGATTTTTTATACCTTATCGTAAAGACAACATTCTGCCCTTAGCTATATACAACAAATGGGACATATAACCCAATGTGTACCAATGGTACATATCAGGCATATATCCCAGATGTATGTTTATTTATTTATATATGTTATGGTTACTGGACCACATAGATTATTGTATCTATCTATTTCTGCTTGTTTCTTAGCCGCCTCATTCTTCTTCCATTTACGGAATGTCCTTAAAGAATGATTAGCTTTCTT